AGAAGCACTAGCCATGATCCAGGGTGAAGACACAAAAAAAGAATAAGAGAGCTCTCCGCTAAAAGAATGGCGGAGTTTTGCCTGGCGATGAACATGCAACCGTCGGAGTATAAGGCTCTCAAACTGAACGAGTATCTAGCGTTCATAAAGGCTTATGACAAAAGAGGTAAATAAATGGCTGGAACTCTAGCACTAAACGTCGAGATTCTAGGTGAGTTTTCAAAGCTTACCGCAGCTACTAAAGGGGCAACTGGACAGCTCCAAGGATTACAAAACACCACTAAGTCAATCGCTACTGGGATGGGCAAAGCCTTCGCAGCTATCGGTGTTGGATTCTCTCTAAACTTCCTAAAGAACGAGCTCGAGCAAGCAGGCAAGGCAGCCGTAGCAGAAGCAAAGTCAATGGAGATTCTCTCTATTGCTATGAAGAACACCGGGTCTGCAACCGCGACTACTGTAAAAGAAGCAGAAGACTCCATCAAAAAGATGTCATTGCAATCCGCCGTAGCCGATGATCAGCTTCGTCCGGCATTCCAGAAGCTATTCATAGCAACTAAGTCAGTAACAGAATCGAACAAGCTTCTCCAGGTAGCCTTGGACACCTCCGCTGCAACTGGTAAAGACCTAGACACCGTAACGCAGGCTATGGCTAGATCTCTCGAAGGTTCTGACACAGCTCTAAACAAACTTGTTCCATCCCTAAAGGGAGTCGATGATCCACTAAAGGCTTTAGGTGAGACTTTTGCAGGAGCAGCAACCGCAGCAGCTAACTTAGATCCATACCAAAGAATGAACGTTGCTTTCGGTGAGATTCAAGAGTCCGTCGGACTTGCTCTCATGCCAGTTCTAAATGACTTTGCAACCTTCCTAGTCGAAGCCGTTCCAGACGTTCAAACCTTCTTCGCTGAAATCATGGATCCAACCACAGAACTTGGAGCCGCCTGGGAGAATGTAGCAACTCAATTCAAAAACACCGCTGATCAGTTCTCTAATCTTATGGAGGTATTCTCCGGTGGAGAGTTCAACCTGCAAACAGTTCTAGATTGGGTAACTACTCTTACCGCTGGATTGGGTCAGATAATCTTCTACTTTACTTACGTAGCTAAGGGAATGAAGGCTCTTCTCTCTGGAGATTTTAAGACCGTGGCGGACATGAGTCTAAATTACGGTAAGCAATACGCAGCCTTTGTGGATTCTCAAAATAGAGCTCTCGGTTACAGCACTACCGCCGGAGTTAGCCAAGACTTAGCAATTCAGCAAGTAACCATAAACGTAAATAACGGCAACGTCACAGCCCAGGAGATAGCGGACAAAATAAACCGTGGCAACAGATCAACTGGGACTAACCTAATACGCTAATGATTCCTAACTTCAAGATTGATGACAACCTAAAGGTAGAGTTCTTAGTTCCCGATTCCGATGGTAACTCTTTCATTCTAGGAATTAGCCTTCTAGATGGTAGCGATGTTTTAGGTGGTTATGGTGAGTTTGTTGTTGGAGTTTCGTTACTTGGAGGAGATGACGTTCTAGCTCCTAGCTCCGGTCTAAAGTGGGAGGAAGTGTCCTGCTCGGTAGCAAGTGCAAACATCTCTATTGGAGGATCACTTCAAGACTCTATTAACTTCCAACCGGCTCCGGGCACAGCCAACCTCACTCTTCAAAGCTACGAACTAGATCCGACTAACAATAAGAACATCAGAGCTTCAACTAAGATTCGAGTTCGCCTTGAGAGCGATCAGATTGACCGGGTTGTCTTCCAGGGATACATTGACACAATAGACGTGACTTACTATCCAGACGGACTAAACCTAATTCAAATAGTAGCTTTTGACGCTTACAAGTCGCTAGTAAACTCCCGATTCGCAGTTTGGGATACTACATCTTTTGGAACACACATCCACGTAGACGAAACTTGGGAACTTATTGGTATCTTTAGCGGTTTAGGATTATCGCCAAAGTCAGTCCATGTTGGAGGTGTATTACCTGTAGTCGATGAAACTAACGTTCTAGTTAGCTCGATAGTCAATGACGCTTTGACAGTTGGTAACGGTTTGGTTTGGTTAGATCAAGACACGGAAGAGCTTGTTGTTATTCATCGAACCGGGGTTCAAACTGCAACACCGGATACTTTCGTAATTGGAAACAATCACGGAGAGGACCGCCACTTATGCATGAGCGAGATAAATGTCTTTTCTGACGCGGACGCTGTTTATAACTCTCTGACGGTCTCTCTAACTTCTGATCCGCTTACCTTCGTAGTCCGCAAAGACCAGGACTCAATCGACCTATACGGCGAAGCAGCTATTGACTTAGCAATCAACACCACAACCGAAGCACAACTAAACAACTGGGCAGATCGCGTATTCAACCATCGATCAGCTAATCAAGTAAACCAGGTAGTCACTCCAGCCAAAGACAGGTTAGGCAACCTTACAGACGCAGCGGTGTTTACACCAGGAATGACGGTAGGTGTCAGCTATACTAATAGTCAGCTCGACATCGTGGGATACTACACTATAATCAACGTCTCTCATCGCGTAGATGTAGATAATTGGTTCACAACCCTCGAACTATGGAAGGAAGCCTAGTGGCTTACAAAGTATTCACCAACGGAAGCGTTCTAAACGCCTCTGAAATAAACGATAACCTCATGAACCAATCGGTCATGGTATTCAGCAACTCCGCAGCAAGGCTTGCAGCTATTCCCTCACCACTTGCAGGAATGCTCACCTTCTTAGAAGACACCGGACTTTACTCGAGCTGGAACGGATCAGCTTGGGTTGCTCTAGACGTTAGCCTTATCTCTTCAAATTCATTCACAACCTCTAGCAGCGTAAATGTGGATGGAGTATTTTCTTCAAACTTTCAAAACTACAACATCTCGGTAGCACTTACAAGCTCGGCCACTAACACTATTCGTTTTCAATGGAGAGCAGGAGGATCTAACGAAACTGGAACTGTATACGCTTACGGTGGATTCGGTGTTGGAACATGGAGCTCGACAGCATTCTTTAGCACAAACGCTTCTCTTCGTGACTACCATGCTTTGGCTGATTCAAACACTACTTCGGGGCTAGCTTCAGAATTAAACATCTTCAACCCAAACACAATTATCAGACCAACAATTCTTGGTCACTCCTCTGGAGCATTCTTGGTTGCAAATGGTTCAACGACTGACACTACAACTCAATACACTGGATTCAGAATCTTCCCGACAACTGGAACAATTACTGGAACTATCAGAGTTTACGGATTGAGGAACTAATGGAAAAACTAATTGCTACCGACATCAACGCTGAAACTGGTCAAGTTATCGAAAGAGACTTTACAGAAGAAGAAGTCAAAGAATACGAAGCTATGCAAGTAGCTCACAAAGCAGAGCAAGCTAAAATTGAAGCTCAAGTCAAAGCAAGAAAATCTGCTTTAGCTAAGTTGAAAGAACTCGGTCTTACAGAAGCTGAAATAGCCTCATTGTAAAATGTCGGAAGAGAAGACTAGCTCTGTCCGAATTACTCAAGGGGACATCTATAAAAAGCAGCTCGAGCATGGGGACATCCTTATCAAGGTTCTCGAGAAGCTAGATCACTTGGACGACGTGCCAGATCGTATCCGTGAAGTCGAACTAACTTTAGCTAGACTTGCTTGGGTAGAAAAGATTGCTTACACCGGACTGACAGCTTCGGTGATGGCTTTGATTGGTTTACTAATAAACTCGATAGGAAAATAATGACAGCCTGGTATCCAAAAGTATCTGCCGTAATCGACAACGGTTTCGGCGGCTCTCGAGGTGGCCGTCCAATAAACGGCGTAGTAATCCATCACGTTGCCGGAACTAATGGCTTGAACTATGTGGCTAACGCTAACGTCAGAAACTCTCACCCGACCTATCACATCTCCAACGCTGGAGCAGTCACCGGAATCGTAAACCCGACTAGGAGACCTTACTCGACAGGTGGAACTCCAGACCCTAGTGCCGTAACCTTCGAGATTGACAACTCTTCTACTGGAGGAGACTGGCCTGTATCAGACGCAGCTCTCAATGCTCTTATCGATGTAATTGTTTACCACGCTAGCCAATCACCAAGAGCTAATCAGGGCTTCGCACTAAACGAAAAAGCTAGAACTCAATCGGAGTTCTTTATTGCCTGGCACTCACAATACAAAGCAACCGCGTGTCCCGGTCCTTATGTCACTTCTAAACTTGACTACATCGTTGCCGAATGCAACAAGCGAGCTTCCGGTAAGCCAGCCAAGCCTAGCAAACCGACAACACCGACAACACCGACAAAGCCAAAACTAGGTAAGTGGCTAAGAAACGGTTCTACTGGAGATACCGTGAAATACTTACAGGCAGCTTTAGGAGATCTCAAGGTGGATGGCGTCTTTGGTCCTCTAACCGAAAAGGCCGTTCGTAAATTTCAGAAACAACAGAAGATTCAAGTAGACGGAGTAGTCGGTCCTCAAACTTGGTCACGTCTACCGTAAACGAAAGGCAATAATGTTCAACTACAAACCAGAGACGCGCAAATGGATCTACGGAGTTATCGCTTCGGTAGTTCCCCTTCTAGTAATCCTTGGTCTACTAAATGAAGAACTAGCTCTACCAATTCTCGACGTAGTTGCAGCTCTTCTAACCGTTGGTGGATCAGCTTTAGCAATAAAGAACGTCCCTACCAAGTAATGTC